TAACGACCTACAGTTTCTTCCCATGTTTCTCTACGATTTTCATCATCTAACCACCTTGAGTAGCGTGATGTGTGTATGTATTCTTGATAGGCTGATGGTAACTTTTGCATTATACTCCCCTTAAATCTGCTTGTTTATAGCGGTTTGATTTCATTATTTTTCCGTCTTTTCGATAGACAGGTTTTCCATTTTCGTCAAGTTTTGACATATTTGATTCGTGTATTCTATTAAATATTACTTGCATATCCCAACCAAAGTCTACAAATAACCCTGCTAAAACATACAATAGATCTGCGGATTCTTTTTTTATTTCTTGTTCATTTTTTTCATTCATAGCTTTTGTTAATTCATAAAACTCTTCTTCAATTAACGCTTGTCTTAATCCAAAAGTATTAGCTACATCACTAGATATTTCTATATCAGAAAACTTTAAATCTGTGGGTCTTCCAAATGCTTTTTGAAACTCTGTCACAGCATCTTGCATTGTTCTGTATTTTGGCATCATGGTAAATGTTTCTCTAAAGTTATATACGCATCGTGTTTTGTTCTTACTTCTTTAAGTTTTTTTATATACCACTCTGCTTTTGCCAAATCTTCTAGCGGATTATCTTTGTGTTCATATCTACTGATGTATTTTATAATACAGCCTTTTAGATAGCCCATAAACTCTTCTAATGGTAATAAATTTTGCATAATGTCTATAGTTTCCATACCACCTTTTTTATAATGAGATGGATGATTTACATTATCTTTAGCAATCTTCTTTTGATTTTCTTCCCATGCTTTTAATTGTTTTTGCCCTATAGGGCTTTTCCAAGTAGCATCAATCTTCTTTGGCATCTTCTTCAATCTCCTTTACTAGCCATGTTTCATCAATAACTCTATTACTATACTTAAAATCGTTTCGTACACACCATTGAGCATACGTTGTTTTTCCAGATTTTGTAAGTTTGTTATTTGCATTTGAAAATACAAAACGGACATCAATGTTAGGGTGTTGTTTCCTAAATGTCAAGTGTTTTGTTCGATCTTCTGACGTAAAAAAACCTTTTGTTTCGATATAAATTTGTTGTTCTGGTAAATAAAAATCTGGTGTATATGTTGTAGTCTTTGGTTGATACTCATAGCTATCTGGTTCGTAATCAAAATCTACTTTTCTTCTAATTAAATCTGATGCAAAATCTACTTCAAAATTACTTCTGTACTTTGTTCCGGCTACACGCCTACTCATTCTAGTCCGTCTTGACATATTGTGGCTCATACTTTTCTACTAAATAACTAATCGTATTCTTAATAAACTTTAATGTTCTAGGTGCGTTATCTGCCATTATGCTGTTTTCCTCTTCTTGTAAAAATTGACTTTCTAAAAACACAATAGCTCTGCGATCTAAGTATTCTACTACTCTATCTACATCTCTACCAAATTTAGTTGTATTCTCTCGATAATTACTATCTGTCCATTGAGCCTCTACACTAGAAGAGGGAGCCTTACTGATTGTTAATGGTAAACAGTTTTGAGCTTCTCTCATGTACACCTTTCCCCCTTCTTTTTTTTCATTCTCAGTATAAATAAAAAAACATCGAGGATTACCTATAACATCTTCTTTTTTTATACCATGATATAATATTAAAGGCATTACATTTGTTCCTTATTTAATTGTGAGTACCACACCATAGGGGGATTTTTTGCTTCTGATGCAACCTTGTGATGTAGTTTTGAGTTAGACCAACAATGACTTTTAAAATTACAAAAACTACAAGTAGTGTTTAACACTCTATTTCCTGTTGACTTTCCTCTAAATCTTTCTGGAACATCTTCTAGCTTCTGTAGTGGAATACTTTTATCTTTTAACGCATTTATGTTATATGAAGCTACAGCCAATGCAGATGCACGTTCATCATCTTGTATATTTGGTGCAGGACATATTTGTATTTCTCCAGATGATTTGTTAATTACTATCCAACCACCAAAAGGTTTATTATCTGCCTCTGCGTATAAATATCCTTGCACTACATAACCAAAAGGATCGTTGTCTTTTACACGAGTGTAGCTTGAAAATTTACTGGTGTAAGCGTAGGGGCTTGCAGTTTTAATATCCCAAACCTTACCATCAATAATTATATCAAGCGTACCTTTTAATTGTACGCCTTCAATCTCTAAAGTTACAGGTTTTTGATAATCTTCTACATTAACTCCTGCTTCTTTCATTTCTATGTAAAGCAAAACTTCAAGCAGATCTCCAAATAAAAATCTGTTTACTGCGTTGTACTCCATTGTCTCCGTTTTTATTTTATCTCTTTCTAGTTGTTGCTGACACAAGGGTTTACCAAGTCCAGACATTCTCATAGACCAGTCTTTTTTCTTATCAGTAAATTGTTTTTCTAGAGCTTTTGCACACTCATCTTTAAAAAAAGAAATAGAATCGGGGGAAATATAGGCATCCCCCGAAACTACTTTTTGTAAATAAAGTTGTAAATACTCCTTAATAAGATTATTCATCTAATGAGTCAACTATCTCCACATCTTCAAAGTCCTTGCGAGACTCCTTGTACTTTTCTTCAATGTCAGAATTATGAAGATTGACTATATCCATAAAGCTCTCAAGCAATGGCACATCTCCTTTTGGAACAAATTCAACACTATCTTTAACTTCAATGTTGGCTTTGTAAAAAATGTTACCACCATACTTTTGCTTTACTGTCGTTAAGAGTGCTCGTGTATTAAACAACAGTTTGCCTTGCTTTTCTAGGGTTTTAATCCAATCGCTGACAGGCATAAAGTTACTTCCCTTTGCATACCACGCATGAGGAATAGCTTCTGCGTTGCCAGATAAAGCTACTGTTCCATAAATAATTTGCGAACACTTAATACCTGCTTGGAGTGTCCTTGCAGGGTCGTCTGGAGCAAGAAGATCTAACTCTTTTCGATCTATCTTACCACATTTCAGTCCACCTGTAGTATCAAAAAACTTATCTCCAAATGATGATGCTTGGATTGTCATTGACGAATACGATTGTTGTCCTTGATCCCAAACACTATACATATATCTTCGTAAAAAAGGTCGAAAGATAACAGTATCGCTGTGAACTGTTTCACCATTTGCATCTCTTACACGCCACTTTCCACGAGGAAGGCTATTGCCGTCATCATCTTCAGTATTGTGCTCAATCGAAAGTCTAGGTAAATACGCCTTAGTGCTTTCGCTTGATGTAGACGACAGATCCTTTTGACCTAACATTGCCATTAGTGTATCTGTGTCTATTTCTTTTGCTGTCACCAAATCTTTTATATTTGGCGTTTCTGCTACTGCTACGTCTGTCATATTATTGCAACTCCTTTGTGCTGACAGTTTCTAGGTTAGACCAATCATTACCGATTTTTAGTTCGATACCAATTGGCATATTGTATTCAACACCATACCTTCTTTGGCACTCCTTTCGTATGCCTAGCATGGCTTCTTCAAGTAAATGTATCGCTATTTCCTCTTCTTGAGGGTGTACATCCAAGACTATACTATCATGTACTGTATTACAAATCAAGCTCTTTATTTGTTTTTCTTTTATTTTTTTATGTAGTGATATTAATGCAACAGGTAGTAGATCTGCGGTTGCAAACCCTTGTACCGGATAGTTTTTTATTTGTGTAGCATTAGAATATCCACCATTTGAATAACTTTTTACGTTTGGAAACTGATACTCCCTGCCTGATGGTAGGGTTATTTTTTTGCGTACAAGAGCTTCACGACCTAATCTTTTATGCCATTCTTCTATACCACTATACTTTTCAAGAAACGCTTCATAGTATCTTACTTCACTTGTCGTTCCTGTCTTGCCACCATATAGAGGTTTAAAAGTGTGTGCTTTTGCTTCTTGTCTGCTAACACCAATAATACTTGCAGTATATGAATGAACATCAACTTGATCTTTTACATCTTGTAAAACTTGTTCATCCTTTGCAAGAAATCCTGCTACTCTAAATTCTAACTGGCTGTAATCTCCTTCAAGTATCTTGCCACCTTCAAAGCGACTAACGATAGCTTCTCTAACAGGAAACGTAGTGCTTCTAGGCATATTCTGAAAGTTAGGATTACGAGAAGATAATCTTCCGGTAGCTGTTACACATTGCATAAACTGTGGGTGTATAAATCCATCTTTACCTGTATTGTTTTTTATACTATCTATAAAAGTATTGAGGTAAGTAGACAAAGCGTTATACCTCATATATTTTTGTAAGAACTCTCTTTCCCTTCCATGCACCTGTAACATCTTTTCTTTAATAGTTGTTATGTCTGTTTTAAATCCATGTACGGAAAGATCTTTTTCGTTTAGAGGATTAAGACCAAGACCCGCTCTTTCTTTGGTGTTCATGTAAACAACACCTCTACCAAAACACATCTTACATTTACGGGGCATACCATAAGTGCCATCTTTTTTCATAAAATCAACTGTGCCTCTACCTCTACAGGCTCTACAAGTTTTCTTATGTGTTTTTAAAAACGCACCAACTTTATACTGATACTTACTTCTAAATATACTTGGTGTAGATACTTTAATAAATTTCTTTTTTCTCTTTCCATCTTTAACAACTGTACCCAAATCAAAAAACTCTTTCCATTCTTTTTTATCTCTAACAACTTTGGAATAGAATAACTTTGATCTGTCCTCTGCTGATGCTAGATTAATTGGTGTATCTCCGCATAGCTCTGTAATCATGGTATTTAATTCATGTTCTATCTCTGTGTGTTCATCTCTAAAATCTTTTTCAATCTCAAGAAGTTTAGGAACATCAACCTTGATACCATTATTTTCTATGTCGCATAGTGTTCTGCAAACATCCATGTGTAATTTAACTGTAGCTTTCATTGTGTAGCCCATTCTTGTAAGGAAATATTTAAAATATCAGCCTGTGCAAATGCTAACTCATACGCTGACTTTACATCTTGTACACCATACTCTGTAAGTTTATCATAAGGTATTTCGTCTACACCTTTTCCGGCTTTGATAAACTCATCAAAAATGTGAGACTTTTTCTCAGAAACATTGCGTCTTTTACAAGAAGCACTAAGAGATAACTCTCTATTTAATCCTCTAGCTAGTAAATACTCAACGCCCATTGTGTCCCAAACTTCTCCTTCATATTGAAAACCACAAGCCAGTAACCATTGAAGATCATACTTTATGTTATGTCCAACAAGCAAAGTTGTCCGGTTTAAAATATCTTGTAAGATGTCTATATTATTTTCTGTAGGCGGTTCTTCTGCATGATAGAAACATAAATATTTTTGTTCTCCACCATTTGTAAGATAGCCCACCGACACCAATATATTATTTCCATTGTACGGCATACTGTTACCTTTAGTAAAAGTATTTTCTATATCTAAACAAGTAATCATACACTATACCTTCCTGTTGCAATATTTATTTGAACAGGCACATTACCATGCCACCCATTTATTTTATTCTTACTTACTGCTAAGAAGCGAGTATTGTTTTCATCTATTCCCATTTGTTTACCAATACCTATAATTAAATCTGCTTCTCCGGCTTTACCTGTACGACTGTTATCAAGCATAGAATAATCTATTACTTCTCTTTCGTGTGCTTCATAACTAGCTTGTGATACAGCCCACACCAAACAATTATGTCTTTTGGCTAACTCTCTACCCATAACATAAATCTCTTTTAGTCTTTCATCTCCACGAGTGTATGTACCATCAATCTTAACTTTATCCATTTGATCTATAAATACTACGTCTGGTTTATTCAATGTAGTAAAATTTACAATCTCTTTGACACTAGTTCCTACACTATCCATCACAACTAAATTAGCATCAACCTTTTCTTTGTACTCCTCTATGTACCTATCCTTTTGTTTTTGCAGGGTATTCTTGTCAATATCAAAATACGCTGTAATAATTCTAAGTTTAACTTTCTTGGCTATTTCTTCGTTAGCCCAATAGTGTACTTTCTGTCCTCTGGATATGTAGTGTGATGCAAGATGAGCACAAAAACTACTCTTGCCTATCTCTGGTCTAGCAAAGATAATTCCAAAATCTCCTCTATTTAATCCTTGTACATTGCGTTCTAAATTATGTAATCCAAAAGTAAAGTCTGGTTGTTTGACTGTAGACTTTATTAATTCTTCAAAATCCTCATGTATAATTCTAAAACTATCTTCTCCATCAAGACTGTTAGATGCGACCTTTTCTATCATCTGTGAGATCTCAGAAAAAGCCATAGAGTTTTCACCTGTCCAAAAACCAACAGCTTTCTCTCCAATCTGTCTAGCCATATCTCTTTGCCAAAAAGTTTTAGCCCAATCATACGCTAGGTTTACATCAACCTTTTTAACAGCTAACAAATCATCTATGAGATCAAAAGTTTGTACAGCTTTACTATCAGGCATAGCCGGAAACATTATTTTATGTACTGCTACTAATGTTGTAGCATCAAGACTTTCAATCTCCTCATATTTAAGATGGGCTTCTCTAATGGTGTGAGCCAATGACCGCCAATCTTTAGGAAACATGACTGGTGTTATAAAGTTTTTGGTTCTATCCCACACAGATTTATCTAGCATAGTAGCTAGGACATTTAATTCTATGTCTTGCATTATCCCCCTGCCTTCTTCATTCTACTTTCAGAAGGTGTAAGTTTCTTTCTATGATTTAGTGGTGGTTTTTTAAACCTACGTCTTGTTTTCTTTACAGGATTATAATTGTTTTCACCATACATTGATTTCTTTTTAGCCATTTTTAAATACCAATTCTTCTAGTTGTTCTGGGTTCATGTTTTTTAAATCTACTTCTGGAAATAAAACAGAAGAATATTTTACCTTATGTTTTATCGTATCACAAATCATCATACTTTTCAATACTGCATCTTTATCTAAACACACCAATACTTTTTCATAATTTTTTCTTGTAAGATAGTGTAATAATATTTCAGATAATATAGTACCACACATAGCTATTCCTACAACATTTTTCAACTTTGAAACAACACAAGCAGACGGAATATCTTCAACTAGGACAGCTATACTGCCACATCCTATCTTATAATCTGCTGATGTCTTTGCATATTTAAACCATTTTGGTTGAGAACTTGGTTTAAGAGATCTACCTACAGCATTGATTACTCTACTACTTTCTAAATCTTCTACTAAAAATACTATGCGGTCTTGTTGTGGATCATATTTTACATTGATGTGATCTTGAATAAAAAGGTCATAGCATTGTACTTTTTTTAAATACGCAATACAGGCATCATTACTATCTTTTATAGAAATTAAATTGGGTAAAGATATTTCTTCCTGTATCATAATTGGAATATCTGTAGCTTTAGAAAACAATCCATTTCTTAAATTGGTTTTTTGTAATCCAACTTTTTTATGTCCTTTTACTTCACAACTGGCATCAAAGCAATTGTATACAACAACCATTGATGTAGGTAAGTACATAGCTGAGAAAGTATTTCCACTTCCACACTCAGGACAATCTGAACGAACTCGACCTAATTCTACAGCATCATCAAGTAAATATTCAATATTTTCATTAATTGTTAATGTCATTGGATGTATCTTTCTTTTTTTTGTCAGTAGACCATTTAATTTTATTATATTTACTTCTGTAATTATCTGATGTATATTTCTGTCTTTCCTTTCTAGCTGAAGGAGTAGACCATCTCGGTTTTTTAGTTTGTTTTACCATTAATTAAATCCTAATATTGATGTTATATAGTTTACCCCCTCAAGGGGTTTTATGATTGTATCATGTATTTTTACAAAGGTCAATACATAAAAAAAATTAAATTTATGGTTGCAATAGTTTTTTATCTATGTTATGTAGGTTTAGTTTGTCGTAATAGAAGGGTGATAATAAAAATGAGATTATCAAATAAGGAGCAAGATAGAGGGTGGCACTTGCGAGTTTTTCATAGAAAAGCTGTAAGAAAACTTTATGAAGCTCGATGGGTTTGGTATCATACGATCCTAGCTGTCGAGCTTCTTATTTTAATCATTATTCAAACAATTGGATTATTCGTATGAAAGAAATAAAAAAAGTTACACCGACACACGATCTTAGTTGGTACGTCAAATGGGTAGCAACAGCAGTAATAATTGTTGGTGCTTGTCTAAATTCATTTGAATTGCAACCATATAGCCATGTTGTTATGTGTCTTGGTGCAGGGATGTGGTTATTTGTTGGTATTTTGTGGTACGATAGAGCATTAATTGTAGTAAACTCTGCTATTTTAGCAATATATTTTACAGGGTTTGTGATGTATTT